TGCTTCCTGACGCGCCTGCTCCCGGATCCTCGCTTCTCGCTCAATAGCTTCTCTTTCTGCTACACGGATCCGTTTTTCCTCAGCAAGACGCCTCCTTTCTTCCTCTTGACGTCTGCGCTCCTCTTCCCTGCGCATGATCTCAGCTTTCTGCTGTTCATAATTGTTTATGTAGGCAACTGCCTTAGCCATATCCTGAGAATCCTTATAAATCTCAAGCGCTTTTTCCACAGCATCTGACTGCATCCCGGAAATAGTGCTTACTGCAATTCTGGCACTCTCTACAGCAGTAGCTATGCTCTCCCTGATAGATCTCATGGTTGTAGTGGCATTCTCCCATTTTGTGTCGTAAATTCTTCCAAGGTCACAGTACTCTTCCATGTCACCAATGATTTCCTGATAGATTTCCTTGATCTTCTCACGCCGTTCCTCTCTTCTCTTCCGTTCAAAGTCCTTCAGCTGAGAATCAATCAGGCAGATGGGTTCATCAATCTTCTCAGTCAAGTTCTTCATCTTCGCCTCGAAGTCCTCATAGGGTTTCATCCATTCTTTCTTTACGCCCTTCCGCGCATCTTCAAAGTCCTTTTTCAGCTTTCTGAGGTTGGCTACCTCTGCTTTTGCGATGCTCTTGCTTTCCTCGGTAAATACCGCACCTTTATACTCCGCCAGTTTCGCATCCAGAGCTTTTTCGATCTCATCAAAATTCAACTCGATAACCCCTGGATTCTGCTTCACATTTAATGTCAACTCGTTCATATTAATCTCCTCTCACTTCATGCCCTTTTTAATCCGATAAATGTACCAATCAGCCTCTCTATCATTGCTTCTGAATTTTCCGGACCGACAATGTCTTCTCCCTCCACAATGCCAAAAATCAAGTCCCCAACAATAGGACAACCATGCCTTGCCGTTCCATACAATGCGCACCCTAATGCATTCTCCGAAAGTCTTTTAACAAGCCCCTCTTCATCGACCAACATAATCACGGACGGATTTTTGAAATAATCCGCCATGAGTTGAGTATGAACCGTCTCAAAAGGACCACCAATTGCTTGCTGAATGCTCTTGAAATCAGAGAAATCCACATCAATAATGGACACTTTATTGTCAGTTGTTACCTTTACAGTTTTCATCTCTTTACAAATCCCTCTTTTCCGTCTAAAATAAAGTTGACCTTTTAACTATGCGCCCTGAGGTTGCCGCCTCATTTGTGGGCGCTCTTTTTATTTCACGGCTTCTGTACACAACTCTATCATCGCACACAAAAGGACTGTGAAGCTTAAGCACTCCGTTAACTGCCGTCAGCGTATGACCACCGACCGACAACTGCTCCTTATTCCCGTAATATTCATACTTCCCAAAATCCGCAATATCCTGCGGCAAAATCCCTGTCTCTTCTGACAACATTCTTTTTAGTTTCGTCTTTCCGAGCTTCATTTCCATTCGCCTCCTTTCAAATCGGTCCTGCCTGCAGGATGTAAATAATCACAGCCATCACCGCGTTTAACATCATGCTTGCAACTGTTACCGCGATCAGTCCTCTTGCAGCATTGTCTCTTTCTTTTCTTTTGTACCGGATCTTTTGCTTCTCCTGCTTGCGATCCGCTTCCGGAAAATTTCTTCGCCCGATCGGAATCAGCTCCAGCTTCCGTGCTGCAGGTAATTGTTTTTCCATGCTTGTCCTTCCTTTCTACCGCTTACGCGGTTTTCTCTATTATGTAGTTTCTGTCAAAAAGAACCCTTTGGTTAACACTTTCTGCAAATGCCTCTTTATCTTCCAGTTCCTTAACCTCTACTTCTTTTCCGTCAATTACTACAATGTTTTTTATGATCATTTACACCACCTCTCTAAAGCTTATGAATCACTGTTTGTACTTGTTGCGTTGTCCTTTAAAATCTCCTATACTTTAATTACCGAGTACCAGTCGGAATAATTATGAAAGGAGAAGATTATTTATGGATTTTTTCAACATTCCCGAGCCACCTTCATTTGAACGTGTGCAAAATGACTATTCACAAAAGCAGATTGATCTGTTAAATGAGATTAAAATAGTTCAACAAGATCAAGCAAAACTTCTAAATCAAATGGAAAAAGCTTCATCAAAAGATAAAAAGTGGCTAGTCATCGGTACAATTTCATCAGTAATTGCCGCTATTGGAACTATCATCGGAATTGTCATTCCTCTTTTTTAATAACAGCGACACACAAATACAAATTAGCGAGACGCTATTCATAAGAGTAGAAAAGCACGCTAGCGTAATAGCGATCTCCATCGGTTTCCTCCTTTCTCTGAATCATCTGCAAAGTACATAGGGTAAACAAATTTGGCGAAAAACTGTAGGGAATGGCCCTCCTTGCAGTTCTTTTGTTTTCACACTTCCTCCTCTGGTTCAATTATGTGTTGCATTTTTGAGACGCTCGGATTAAAAAAAATATCGACAGGATTATCTAATTTCAAATGTTCGGAAATCTTAACCACCTCTTCCAAAGTAAATTGGCTTCTCCCGTTTAACTTTGCATTTAGCGATTGTACAGTAATACCCAATACCTTAGATAATTTTTCTTGTGATACGCGTCTCTCCGTCATTTTCCCTTTTAATTTATCGAACGACATTCTTCGCCCTCCTTCCGTTGCATATTTGGGATATTTTTATATTACACCTGCATTTTGGTATTGTCAACCCATATTTGCAACATTTTTTTGTTTTTACTAAATTATCTGTTGCAAATATGAAAAAATAGTTTATAATTAGTTTATACGGAGGTGCAGATATGAGTGAAAAAGAAATTTCTGAAAAAATGCAAGATATAATGTCTCGTATGAAAAAGAGACGAGAAGAATTAGATATGTCATACCAAACACTTTCTGATAAGGTCGGAATCAGTAAATCTACTTTACAAAGATACGAAACAGGATACATAAAAAATATGCCTGTTGATAAATTAGAAGATATTGCAAACGCATTACAGGTATCCCCTGCATATTTAATGGGTTGGACTAACGAAGTTGTTGACCAACCTATTACCCTCGCCGCCCACTTTGACGGTGATGAATATACAGAAGACGAACTTGACGAAATCCGCCAGTTCGCAGAATTTGTTAGGAACAAAAGAAAATAGCTGTCCATATTAAAGAACAGCTAATCATATATACTAGAGCGGGAGGTGTTTACATGAATACTTTTGAACAGCTTGAAGAACAAGCCTGCAAGGACGGTATAGATATTATAGAACGTAAATTTAATAGTGAACGAATAAAAGGATTGTATTGCAGTGGCAACATTGCTTTATCTGATAAATTAGAAACTTCAGCTGAAAAAGCCTGCGTTCTTGCAGAGGAACTCGGTCACCATCACACCAGCATTGGGGATATTATGGATATGTCCGATTCCCAAAATCGCAAACAAGAACGGCAGGCAAGGCTTTGGGGGTACAACAAACTGATCGGACTGACCGGAATTATACAAGCGTTCCGCGCCGGGTGTCATTCACAGCACGAAACAGCGGAATATCTAGGCGTAACAGAACAATTTTTACAGGAATGTATCGACTGCTACACAGAAAAATACGGAGAATATGCGAAGATAGACAATTACATTATCTTCTTCATTCCGAATCTGGCAGTCATGGAAGAGGTATAACCGCCCCTGCTCCACAGCGGGCAGGGGGAGAACTGAACAATATATTTACCCTGGCAGCCGAGGGGCGTGCTGGTTCCCGATCCAGTCTTGTGGACAGGGGAAATGCTTATGAGTACATATGAAGAAATGCAGATTTTACTTACATTTGCTCTGCTTGTAGTTGCAATTCTAAATTTGAAGCATAAGTAAAGCCGCCCTGTATCTTGGTCGGATAGGACGGCTTACTTTGTAAACAGTTATATTCACCGGATCGGGTAGCTTGCACCTACCTATCGGCTGTCTTGTTAAGTACATTATAGCAAATGTACCATAAAAGTCAAGAACCGCTCCTGCGCCACAGTGTGCAGTGGAAGAACTAAAGAAAAGAGGTGAGATAAGTCACGAACAGCAAAGTATTTCCTGTTGCATCTTACAATAAAGAATTCAATAAATATCTTCCTATACAGTTTGAACAAGATTTAATATATCAATCTTTTGGATTAGAGAAGCACATCGAAAAACGACATCCGGAATGTCTTCCATATCTTCGATTTATCTCATCCATCATATCTTCTCCTGATTACATAGGTGTAAATCCAAATGAATCGGGAGACAGCTTCGAACTTGTTAAAATATTTAGTGAAAACATACAAATCGGAATTAAACTGGATATGAAAGAAAACTATTTGTATGTCGCTACTCTTCACACAATAACAAACGGAAAACTGAAACATGGGATAGATAACGGACGACTCAAAAAATTTGACAAATAGAATATTTTACTCTATAATGGGAATACAATAAATTGAATTGCAAAGGTCGGAAAGGCTCCCGACACACTCGAAAGAGTACCTGAGATGCTGGATACGCCGCCCAGCTTGTGATTTAATTTAAAATCGAAGGTGTTTCCCATAGTGGAAGCACCTTTTGTTTTTACATAAGAAAGAACCGCCCCTGCGCCAACAGGAACGGTCAACACGCCCTCTCCGCACAGCAGAGATAGGACGACTTAACCGTAACATCTCCGGAGATGCTACAGCATTTCAGCCAAAAATATTGTATCATCTTCGGAACAGTCACGCAAGCCGGAACACTCGTTCCATGCTGGCTGTTATTTTTATACTCATTTTCCTGCTCTGTCAGGAATAGAATGAATCAACCGAGGTGATGTCATGAAAACTAAATATTGTTATGGTTATGTTAGGGTATCCACATCCGGTCAAGAAGAGCTCTCTCCTGATTCGCAGGCAAAACTGTTGAAAGACTTTGCTAAAAAGAACGATATGATTGTCCTGCAAATCTTTTATGAGCTCGGTATTTCCGGTCGGAAAGCTGACAAGCGTCCGGAGTTTCAAAAGATGATCGCTCTTGCCAAATCAGACAAACATCCTGTAGATTGTATCATCGTGTGGAAATTCAGCCGATTTGCAAGAAATCAGGAAGAGTCTATTGTTTATAAATCTCTTTTAAAAAAGAAGCACAACGTAGAAGTCTTGAGCGTTTCCGAGCCGCTTGTAGACGGTCCGTTCGGCTCTTTGATCGAGCGCATCATTGAATGGATGGACGAGTACTATTCTGTCCGTCTTTCCGGCGAAGTGACACGAGGTATGACAGAAAAGGCAAAACGCGGCGGCTATCAGGCGCGTCCTCCGCTTGGATATAAAATCCAAGAACGCGGAAAACCTCCTGTTATTGTGCCGGAAGAAGCTGAAATAATTAAAATCATATTTGATAAATATGTAAATGAACATACCGGAATATTCGACATAGCACGCTATCTAAATTTGTGTGGGTTTAAAACATCACACAACAAACCGTTTGAACGCAGATCTATTGAATACATCTTACAGAACCCAACTTACTGTGGTATGATCCGGTGGAACCGTACCGTAAGCGAAACAAACGAAATCCGGCCGGAATCAGAATGGATTGTCTCTGATGGTCAGCAACCTGCTATTATATCTAAAGAATTATTTGACAAAGCGCAGATCCGTTACAAAAGCGAATACAAACCATCCGGCACCAGACCTTCCTCTACATACAAACATTGGCTTTCAGGTCTTATGAAGTGCCCTGTATGCGGAAGAACCATGATTGCCAAAACAGTAAATAACCAAAAATCATACTGCTATTTTACATGCTATGGGTACTCAAAAGGAAAATGCCTTGCAAAAACATCTGTAAGCTCGTTAAGGTTAGAACCGGCGGTACTTGCATCCATAAAAGAAGTTCTAGACACTGGCAACATCATCTACAGGCACGTTGAACCGATGCAGGAAACTTCTGTGGATCTAAACGTCATTATTACGGAGCAGTTAAGAAAGAATGCGGAAAAATTTGACCGCATCAGAGAAGCGTACCGTAATGGAGTAGATACACTTGACGAATATAAAGAAAATAAGCGCATGGTTCAGGAAGAAAAAGAGATGCTGGAAAAGCAGCTTGCAGACATAAAACCAGCAGAACCTACTATTGATACTTCTAAAATCGCTATGTTGGAAAAAGTAAGAAATGTATATGAAATCATAGAATCTGACTCTGTGGACTCCGTAACCAAAAATGAAATCCTAAAGAGCGTGATAGAAAAGATTATATATGATCGCTCAAAAGATGAGCTGAAAGTTTATTACTACTATGCGCCGGAATCCCAGTAA